AGCGGTCCATGGCGCTCCGGTCGCGCCCCCCGCATAGGTGCCAGCAGAGGTCCACACGTCGAACCGGGCGGGAGCGAACGCAATGACGTAGCGCTGATCTTCGGCGAACACGAACGGCTCAAGCCGCACCGGGAATGCGCCCGGCAGCGCCGCCACGAACCGCGTGCCCGGCCGCGTCCGCGTGCCGCCCTGCGACATCGGCGACCGATTGAGTAGCGAGGCGGCGCCACCTCGATAGGGCTGTAGGTCGGATCGCGCGAACAGCAGCGGCGAAAGCTCGCCAGCGGTGAACGTCGATTGCGCCTGGCGAAGAACGGGCATCGGACGTCAGCGCCCCCAGCCGAAGCGGCTATACCACCCGCTCCCGCCGTGACGGACGCCGATCAGCCGACCGGTCGGGATGCGCCGCGCAGTCTGCTGCTGGCTGTCTGCGTTGCGTGCCCGCGCCCACAGGCGCCCGGCCTCGGCCGCAAGGTCGGCGGCCAGCGAGCGGTCGCGGGCCAGCCCGAGCGCCAGCTTGGCGGCGAGGTCCGTGACGAACGCGCCCACGAAGTTGCCGGGCCACATCGCCTCGGGTGCGCGGAAGGTGAAGTCGGCGACGATCCCCTCGCCTACGTCCGTGAACACCTTGTCGCCGAAGCGGTCGAACTGCACCAACGCATCCGTTCGCGTCAGGGCGTGCAGGTGCAGGCAGTCGGCGGGAAGCTGCCAAGCGTAACCCCAGCGGCCGGCAGGCTCATCAACAAGAAGCTGTAGCTCGCGCTGGTCGGCGGCAAATCGCCAGCGGTGCGAGGCGATGACCTGGCGTGCAAGCCCCTCGTATTCGTCGGCGCATACCTGGGCTTCCGTCGATCCATCGTCGAATGACGTGATCCGGGCGCCGCCGACGCGGGCGAGGGCGCGGTTGCAGATGTCGAACTGCGTGTCTGCCACCGCGCCCGCCTGGATCAGGCGGCGGCGCGGATGGTGACGACGCCCGCGCCACCAATCGCGGAGACGTCGTAGGTCTGGAAGCCGCCGCCCGCGCCCGCCGAGGAGGACAGCAGGATGACATCGCCGACCGCCAGCAGCCCGGACGCCCCGTTGAAGTAGTTTGCGGCGGCGGCGGCGGCGAGGGTGTCGGGCGTGCGGTAGCGCCACAGTCGGGTGCCGTCGCTGCTGTGCGAGAACGAGCGAAGGGTGTCCAGGGAAAGGGGCATAACGCGCTCCTATGTGCTCGGGGTGAAGGCAAACAGTGACGGATGGTGGGCCAGCGCCATCAACTCAAAGGCGCGCAGTTCGCCGCCCGACAGGTCGGAGATAACTGGCTTGTTGAAGCGGTAGGCCCGCGCCACCACGCCGCGCAGGCCCGCCGCCGGCGCGTTATTGATCGTGCCGAAGTTCGGCGCCGACTGCGCAATCCCGGCAAGGCTCACCGCGCTCGCATCGACGGCGGTTGCCGACACACCGTTCACGCGCAGCCGGATCAGGCCCGCCGCCGTCCGCTCCGCGATCACGCACAGCGGCGCCGCAACGGTCTGCCCTGGAGCGTTCACGACGCTCGCGCCATACTTAAGCTGCACCGTCGGATTGGTGCCGCCCGAAGTGAAGAACCGGACGCCCGCGTTGAGATCGCCGGTCTGCGAACCCTGGCCGAACAACCAGTTGATCGTCGAATAGACCTCCGGGGGCACGATCGCGGCGATGGCCCATTCGGTCCCGGCCAGCGTCACATCCGCTGCGCCGCCGGCCACCGGCGAGAGCCAGGTGGCGACGGTCGGAGAGGAGGAGATGAACCGGATACCGGCTTCGCGCGCCGCCACGTCGGCAGCGAGACCGCCATCGGCCGCCGTCAGCCGGCGCTGCGGGCGGGAGCCGGCGGCGCTGCTGAAGATCGCCGATGCCGACGCGCCGGCCTTGAGGTTCGCGACACCTTCCACCAGCAGCGGCGAGCCGGTCGCCGTGATCTTGGCGTCGTCCGACGCGCCGATACCCCAGACAAGGGCGGAGAGCGCGTGCAGCGCGGCTTCCGTCGCGCTCGGGGTGTAGGTGGTTCCGCCGCCGCCGCCCGCGGCAGTGATGGGCACCGGAAACCGCTCCCGGATGACGTATTGGTGCAACCCAGGCACCGCCGGAGCGCCCGCGGGACCAGCACCAAGGATGCTCTGCGCGGGGTTCGCCGTGAGCGTCGGATGCGTGAAGCGCAGCGAGGAGCGGCCCTTTACGAACCGTGGCTGGCCGCCGACGCCGGACGTGTCTACCTCGTTATCCACGGCGACTTCGAGGAACGTGCCGGTGGCGGCCACCGGGGACGCGATCGGAATGTCCAGACTGTTGGGCACGCCGGCCGTCAGGGTCGGCACCGCCGAGATGCCGCCAGCGATCACACCGCCCGCGTTGGCAAGCGCCAGCCCGTGGTTCTCGACGGTGGGGCCGAGACGCGCAGTGTCGATCTGGAGCGGCCCATACTCCGGCGGCTGGCCCCAGGTGGCGCGGATAAGGTTTGGCCCCACCGCGACGACGCTGATAAGCCCAGGGTCCTGCCACCGGTTCGTCGCGGGGCGGTCGAAGGCGATGCGCTTGATCGCGTGCGCCATCGTCCACCCAAACACGAGGCGGTTGCTGCGATCCGCGTGAATATCGCTGTCCACGGTCTCGATGGCGCCGAAGTAGGGCGCCACGATGAGATGGTAACCGGGCGCCGTCCGGCCGAAGTTCTTCTGCGGGCCGTTCACGTTGTTGACCACGTTGAGCGCGGTAACTCGGTTGACGCCGGTGCCGCTGATCGACTGCATCATCAGCACGTCGGGAGGCTCGGCCTGCCCGGTAATCGCCTGGATTTCCGTGCGAAAGCGGTCCATCAGCGCCTTGAAGTCCACGCCCCAAACACCGTCGCGAGCGCCGGGGAAGTTCACGCCCTCGCTCAACCCCGTTACCACCGCCCCGACGCGGAACGCGCGGCCCTGTGCCAGGGCTGCCGCGGCCCAGGACCGCACGATGGCCAGCGCATTGTCGCCGTTCGGCCCATACCCGGCCGTAGCCGGCTGGACGAAGGGCAGCCCGTCGCCGCGCAGCCACCCGGTCGGCGCAAACCCTGGCAGCGCTGTCGCGCCCTCACCGGCCGTCGCCGCCCAAATCTGCTCGCCAGGTAGCAGGTCGGCGAGCAACGGCGCGGTCGCCATCAGTTGCGTCTCGGGGTCCACGCGAGCCGTGCTGGCGCCCGGCCGCAGGATGCCGGCACCGCTATCCCGCAGCGGCGCCAGCGCCATGGTATTCGTCACGCCCGCCCGATACGCGGTGACAAGCGGGCCTTCGGCAGCGCCGCGGATGCTGTCTGGGCCAGCCGCTCCGGGGTCGAAGTTTTGGTTCGTCTCGAACTCCGGCGTCCACACATCGCCGTTGATGTGCGAAAAGAACGGCGCAGCGAGGCCGAATAAGCGGTCGGGAAACGGCGCGTTCGTCCAAGCGGACTGGCGAGGGCGGGTCGTCCCTCCGCCCTGATGGCCGATGGACTGTGAGAGGAACAGAATGCCCGTCGCGGCGGCCGGAGCGACGGCGACGCCGCCCACCTCGGCGCGAACAGTCACAGCGCCCGCAGCGGAAACGGCGGACACGTCGAACATGCGGAAGGCGTTCGACGCCTTCACAAGCACCACGTCGCCGGCGCGGAGATAGGCACCGGCTTCGTTGAAGTAGCCGGCTCCGCCCACCGCCGCAGCGGTGTCGGTGGTCTCGTATTGCCATAGGCGCTCGCCCCCGCCGGTAACGGCGAAAGAGCGCAACGTGGAGAGGGAGAGCGCCATGGCTACCGCTCCTTACGTCGAAGCCGGAAGGGCGGTGGTGTCGTCGCACGAAATCTCGATGACGCCGGTGTCCTCGATGCGCTTGGCGTTACCGCTCATGGTGTGCGCGAAGAACCATGCCTGCCGATCACCATGCCAGGTGATGTCCGTCGCCACGTCGGCGCCCTCGCCCCAGGCCATGGCGCTCATGTGATACATGAGGCAGGGGCGGATGTTGCCGGCCTTGAACCCCGCGAGCAGTGAGCCGGCGTTGATCCAGGTGATGCCCTGCCACGTGCGCCGACGCAGGCGCCGGCCGGGGTAGATCTTGTCGTCCACGTAGTCGGCGGACGCGAACTCGCGATACTTGCCGAGTTCCGACCACTGGTGCGGACCGATGACGCACACAGTCATGCCGTCATCGGGCACGTCCGCGTTCTCCATCTGCTCCTTCGCGGCCATCGCCTTGTCGAAGGTCATGCCGCCTGCGGCCGTGATCCGCTGCCCGGCGGGGAGCGACGCGCGGATCGCGTTGACGATCAACTCGTCCTTCTTGCGGGCGAGCGCGTAGCCGCCGGCACTCGCCGCCTGTGCGCGCTCGTCGGCGTTGGTCTTGAGGAGGTCCAGCTTGTCCACCCACTGGCCCGCGTAGAAGTCCTCGACGTTCCACTCGACCTGGCTGTGGTCGGGCGTGGTGACGGGGACGAGGCCGTGGCGATCCTTGCGCCCGGCGACCGCGGTGCCGTATTTCGGCACGACCGCCGTGAGGCCGTTCACGGTGCCCTTGCGGAGCGTGTCGCCGAGAAGCGACATCTGCCGCTGGTAGGCGAGAAACACGCTGGACTGGTAGTCCTTGATGAACCAGGCATCGACTTCGGCCACGGGTGCCTCCGAGAAACGGGGTTGCTTCTCGCTTCGTGAGGTTCCCCGCTCCCTCGCCCGCCAGTTCCCCCGGACAACCGGGGCTGGTCGGACGCGATGCAGGCCACGTCAGCGCCTCTTCTTGATCCGGGTGCGCTGCCCTTCGCCGCAATACGCGGCGGCGTATGTCGTCAGAAGCGGACGGTGCCGGTGAACAGCCGGCGATAGCTCGCCTCCACTTCGGCAAGAGCGGCGCTGCGCTCGGGGCCGTGCGGCATCGACATCGCGCGGCCTTTGGCGTTCAGGATGTCCTTCTCGCTCGGCGCCGCATGGACGGGCGTTCCGGCGGTGGGCGGCGAGAAGCGGGCGCCATTCACCTGCGCCATGATCTTCTCCAACGCCTGGAATGCCGCGGGCGTTGTGATACCAGCATCCAGGGCCGCGGCGTCAGCGTTGCCGAGCATGGTCTTGAGTTGCCCGTGCATGACGGTAGCTCGGCGCTCGCCGTCCGGCCCAAGCGCGGCGATGCGCTGACGCACCTCCGCCTCGCGCTCCGCCGCGGTCGGAACCCGGTCGCCCATGAACTCGGCAAAGCGGACGATGCCAGCAGCGAACTCGTCCGGCGGTAGGCCGGTGCGGTGGCAGTGGTCGCGCCAGAACGCCGCCAGCGGGTCTGCCGGGTCCAGCACGAAATACCGCTTGCCTTCCTCAGGGGAGAAGTCGTCACCCGGCGCCTTGTCGAGGATCACCAGATGGTCGGGCACCATGCCTTCCGCCGGCGTGAACACGTAGTCCTCGGGCTTCTCCGGGCGCCGCGCAAGGCGCTCGCGGTCTGCCTTTGCCACCGCGTCCGCGGCTGCGGTCCCCAGCTTCTTTTCTAGTTCGACATAGCTCTTGGCCAGATCATCGGCGGCCAGGGAGCCGTCGCGCCAGAACTTCTCCGGGATGTGGTCAGGTCGGCTCGGGGGGGCTGCCGGCGGAGCCGCGGATACGACGGCCGCGGGGGCGGCGGCCGTCGTGGGGGGCGGGGCGGTCGGCTCCGCCGGCAGCGTCGGGTTGGCTTCCAAGGCGCATTCTCCTGTCGATCAGGCCAACCAGGAAGCGGCGGCCCTCCATGTCGCGAAGCTCGGCGGCGCTGCTGGCGGGGCCGAGAACGTGATGCAGCGTGATCGACCGCAGATAGGCCATCACCCTCGCGCCCTCGGCGCCGCCTAGCGCTCGGGCGAAGTCCCGGTTGATCTGCTGCTCGGCATCGCGACTGCGAACGATCGCGTCCGCGCCGAGCACGGCTCCGTCAGGCAGGCGCATTTGCCAACTCCAACAGCACGTCGCCGTGGCACGCCTCTGGGGCGCACCAGCACAGCAGATCACGGCCGCGCAACTCGGGCAGTGCGTCCATCAGGGGCGGTTGGTCGCAAACCCAAGCGCGGTAGCGCGCCACCACGGCCGCCCGGTCGCCATCGCGGCCGATCACGAATGGGTTGCCCCACTTGCTCGGGCGCCCGATGTGGACTGGGCCAGCCGGCCAGTGCTTGCTGTGGCGAACATTCAGCACACGCGGCGAGCGGGGATCACGCGGGCGCACCGCCGCCTCCATCGCTCGGCATTGCGCCGGTTTCCTGCGCGTATTGCGCCAAGCCCTGCACCGCCTCGATCAGCTTCTTCCGCTCCGCGTCGTTGCGGATCAGGTGGGGGCGGACCCCGAACTGCTCGCCAAGCCAAGGGATCGCCTTCTCTTGGTCCACCAGCGTCGCCATGGGCTGGGGGCCGAAGCTCGCGTTGTCCAACTCCATAAACTGCTGAAAGTCCACAATATCTTGCCGGGCTTGCGCCTTGGTGATCGGGCCGAGAGCGCGCACCGAAACCTCGCGCCCGTCCACCCGCGGCAGGCGGGCACCGCCGAGACGCGCCATGATCCACAGCGCGCGACGGATCAGCGGATACAGGAACTCCGTCAGAAGTCGCGACGCTCCGCGGGACAGCCGCCGCGCCCGGTCGGCCACCCGCTGCAAAACCTCCGTCGCGCTGCGCGGGGTCTTGCGCGTGTCGCCGATGTCCGGGCGGAAAAGGCTTGTCTGCACCCGGCGCTCAAGGCGCTCGATCATGAACTCGGCGAAGCGGAAGTCGCCGTCCGGCGTCAGGTTCTTCAACCCGTCTGTGCCCGGCGCTTTCGGGATCAGCGATCCCGGCGCCAGCGTGATCGTGTCGGCATTGACCACGCCGTCGTCGTCGTATTGCCAGATGCCCGCCAACGACATTTCGCCGTGCTGCAACAGCATCTCGGCGGCAAGGTTGAGGCTGCGGATGTCGGCAATGGCAAGCTGCACCGGGCCGCGGCCGACCGCCTCACTCTGGCGACGGAAGAACGAGAAGGCGATGAACGGGCATGAACCGGGGCCGCGATCCTCGCGCGAAGACATGATCTCGTCCTCGCCATTCACGATTGCCCGGTAGCACCAAACCTCATCGCGCTCGCCCCACTTCCGGTAACTGCATTCCAGCACCGTCACTTCCGCGTCCGCGTCCGCCTTCACCTGGCGGGCGAGATGCGTGGAAAGAACGGCGCCGGGCCACAGCACTTCCAAGTGCCCGTGCTTGATCTTCCGCTCGCGGTAGAGCGCGTCGTAGGTGCCGCGCGGGCCTACACCGAGAACGTATTCGCTCGGCGCAAGCGCGGTGAACATGAACGGCTCGTCCAGCGTGCCGGCCTCCATCAGCAGAACGCCATCACAGATCGTCCAATCCAGCATCGCCTCTCCGGCGGCGGCGCGAAAGTTGCTCTCGTTGATCGCGGCGATGACTTCTTCCGTCAGCAGGTCCAGCGCCCGGGTCATCTCGCCGCGCGCTTCTTCCGGCACGCCGCGACCGGGGATCAGCACCACCGGGCGGCTGTCGCTCGGCCACACATCTTCGAGGACGGACGCCGCCAGGTCGCCGGCCGCATCGACGGCGGTGTTGTCGAACAGGCGGTCGGTATCGCGGGTGGACCCGGACGGGTAGATGCGCTCCCGCAGGGGGAGCGCGAACTCGTAGCACTCGTCGATGAGCGACGAGAACGCATCGCGCTTGGCCTTGGCCTTCGCGTGGCGCTCGCGGAGCCGCTTGACTTCGGCGTCCATGCGTCAGGCGCCGCCGAGGCGTGTGGGCAGCGTGAAGCCCGCCTCGCCGGCCGGTGACAACAGCGCCCGGTTGCCGCGCAAGCCGCGCTGAAACGCCTCGCGCTCCGCGGTCGCCCTGCGCTGCTCTTCCGCAAGATCGCGCTGCGCCAGTTCGGTCGCCTGGGCCGCGGCCGGCGTGGTTGGCGTGACGGCCTGTGGGATGGTGGCGGCGGGGGAAGCCGGCGGCGATTTCGGCTTCGGCGGCGTGAACATGTTCTTGCCCATCAACATCCTCGCCAGGGCACGGCGCCCGCTCGCAACATCTCCCGATGCAAGCCGAGAGGGGTCAATACGCACCCGCGTATACCCAGCAGCGCGGCGACCACGCCGGCGCACGACAAGACTGGTGGCGGCAGGCGATCAACGTCCGACAGCTCCCGCATCGTCAGCACATGCAGGACACCGCGACGCGCCTCGTCACCCCACGCCTCACGCCACTCCGGCAGCGCTTCGCGGACGGTCAAGCCAGGCCACAGCCATTCGACCATGGTGGCATGGCCTGTCGGATGCACGCGCCATGCGTAGCAATGCCGGAAGCCCGGCCGAAGCAACGCCCGCGCGGCGACCGAGATCACCGAGTTGTCGTCGAATGCGTCGCAGAACGCGACGTGCCAGGTCGCCACGTCACATCCCCAGCGCGCGGCGATACAGGTCCAGCAGCGTTTCTTGCTCCTCCGTCTCCGCCGGGTCCTTGCGCCGGAGCGTCACGACGGCGCGGATCACCTTCGGCTCGAAGCCCGCGCTCTTGGCTTCCTGGTAGATGTCCTTCACGTCGGAAGAGAGCGCGCGCTTCTCCTCCTCCAGCCGTTCGATCCGTTCGATGATGGACCGCAGCCGGCCGGCGGCGATGCCGCCAGGAACCGCGCCCTCCTCGATGTCTGTTTGGCGCACGTCCCCGATGATGTTGCTCATTCGTCGGCCTCAAGCGGTTCTACGGGAGCGCCGCATTCCGGGCACTCGTCCGGCGGCACTTCGGGGCTGCCAATCCAGTCGCATGACGGACACACGAAATCCTGCCGCTCGTTTGCTGTGTCGCTCATCGTCAATACGCCTTTCCGCCTTTTGCCTTGCGCGCGTCCGGCTTGTGGTCCGCGCGCCGCTGGTTGAACGCGAGCTTTTCCGCGATGGCCCCGCCGAGATCGAGGTCCAGCGCGCCGGCGAGGTCGGCGATGCGAATAACCGCATCCGCCAACTCGACCTCAATCATGCTGCGGTGGGGGAGCTTGTCGTCGGCGAGGCCCTTACGATGGCCTTCCATCGCCTCGCTGATTTCGCTGTGGATCAGGCACAGCTTCGTCGGCACGACGCCGAACGCCTCAAGATCAACGCCATCCCACCATCCCGCCTCGCGCGAGAGCGTGTGGCAGATGCCGGCGAGCGTCGTGCCCGCGGCCCGCACCTGCATGGCGACCATCGGCGATGCCGCGTTCACCGGCGGGCGCGGCGGCGGAGCGATCCCGTCAAGCGTGTAGTCCGGGCCGTAGCTCATCAACGCTTTCCTTTCTGAAACATGCCCCAACCCCGCACGCGCTCGACCACGCGCACGGCGGCGCGCGGCATCCCCGCGACGCCGCCCGTGCGGCCGAGCAGCGCCGCACCCTCGCCGCCGCCGATCACCGCGTATTGCAGCGCGTCGGCGATGTGGCTGTGCCGGTTCTTGTCCGGCTGGTCGGCAAACCGTTCGATGCCGGCCACCTGCATCCGGCGGAACTGGTAGCCGCCAGCGCACGCCGCCCGCAGCACGCGGCACCGCGGCGAAATCCTCAGACCGATGTCTTCCCGGCGCTGCATAATCTCAGCGACCGCGCCGATCCGGACGGCGGGGTCGTTGGTCGGCGCCGGCAGGATGCGTAGCCCTTCCGCGCGGAACATCAGGAACGGTGAGATGTCGTCGCTCTGCTCGAAGTTCTCGCCGGTCGGGTCGCCGAAGATGGCGTAGTTGAAGCCGGGGAACCACTCGGCGAGCGCGCTTCGTAGGATGCGCGCGAACGAGCGGGCGCCGGTGCCCTCTGCGGCAAGCTCGCGCATAAACCGCCACTGACTGAACACGTGCTGCCCGCACACGGCATGGGGAGTGCGGCCGAAGTCCACACCCACGATGATCGTGTGCCCTTGCGCTGCTTCGAAATCCTCGCGGGCGACATGCACCTCTTCGCGGAACTGCGGCCACACCGGTTTGCCGGTGCGATAGGTGCCAGGGCGGTTCAACACGCGCTCGCGGATTTCCGCCTTGGTCGCGCCGAGCAGGATGTCGGGGTAGTAGCGTTCGGCTAGGAACTTCTGGTTCTCGCGCGCCGGGTTGAGCGTGTAGCCGGTCACGCGCCCGTCCGCGTCGCGCTCCTCGATTGCCGCGGGCGGCTGCACGAAGAATTCCCACTCGCCGCCGGGCGGCGGGATGTAGCGGGTGCGTTCGTCCTCAGGGATGCCCTCGGGGATCGGCGTCTGGCCGGACAGCACGGCGAGCGGGTGATCCTCGGGCGGCGCGTTGCTGTCGAGAAGAAGCTGGGGCAGCACGCACCCTTCCTCCGCGCTTGGCGGGAACCGGCCGATGCGGTCGTGCAGCGTCTTGATCGTTGACCAGTGGAAGTGCCGCGCCTCGTTTGCCCAGGCGTCAGACGGCTCGGAACTCTCGAGTTTTTCCCGATCCGTCGCGCCATCGAGGGCGATGAACCACACCTTCCAGTCGAGATCGCCCCAGGTGATGTGCTGCACCATCGGGCGGATGCCCTGCGGCTCGCCGAAGATCGCCGGCGGAAACACCTTCTGCCAGGTCGGCAGCGTCGTGCGGAGCAACTGGTCGTTCGTCTCGCGCACGATGTAGGTGACGCGCCGGCGGCGGCCGGTCGGCTTGTAGACCGGCTGCGAAAGCGCGTTGAGGAACAGCTTCATGCAGCAGCCGTAGGACTTCCCGGAGCCGTATGGCCCCTGGATGTAGGCCAGCCGCGCACCGCTCTCCATGAAGCGGTTCAACACGGCGCCGTCCCATTGCAGCTTAAACGGCTCGGGCGTGCCGAAGGATTGGGGGGATCGGGCCATCAGTCCTGCCCGCCGTCATCATCATCGTCTTCGTCCCAATCCCCGTCGGCGTCTTCCTCGTTCACCTCGACGTAGGCGCTGCCGCACGTCGGGCAGAACGTCGGCCCGTGGCCCGTCTCGGCTACGCCTTGCCACTCGCACGCGAGGCAGTGCCAAGGCTCGGGCACCTCGAAGGGGTGCGGCAGCTTGTCCTCACGCATCCCCCGCGCCCCCCCCCGCGCCGGCAGCGCACCCGGTCGATCGGCACCGCAAGCACTCGCCGTCCTGATGCCACGTGGCGCCATTGCCGGTGGGGTTGCAGGTGCGGCAGTTTTTCGTCACCACGTCGCCGGATAGACGCGACACGCAGTCGGTATCCGGCTCGACAAAGTGAGCGCACTGGCCCGGCGCACAGTCGCAAGCCTCGGCGCGGATCGTGATGGCGTCACGCATTGCCCGCGCCCTCCATCCACTGCATGAGGTCCGCGACGTTCGCCGGCGTGCCGCCGGCAGCGGCGTCGGCTTCCATCAGAGGCACGAGGCGGCGCACGCTGTCGGCCTTGATCACGCGCTGTCCGTTGTCCAGCAGGTGGACCACCACATCGAGGCCGAGCGTCGGGATCGTGCGCCGCAGGATCGACTTGGCCGTTTTCCGCGCGATCACTTCGACACCACGCGCGGGTCTTTTGCGTCGAACGCTTCGGCGTTGGGCCGCTCCGGGGCTTCCCATCCGGACGCCCACACTTGGCGCAGCGTCAGCGCGATAGCCTCCATCGCCTCGATTTCGAGGTCCGCGCGGTCCTGCTTCATCTTCCGCGCAAGGACGAAGCGCGGGTAGGCGGAGCGGCGCATCCGCACCTCACGCTCGGCCGCGGCGATCATCGCCTCGAAGCCGATGCTCACGCCGACCACCAGATCATCACCGGCCCGAGGAACAACCCGGTGCCCGGCGCGCGGCCGTGCTTCGGGCGGCTGATCGACCACGAGTTCCAGAACGCCCAGCCCGACCACCACAGGGTCAGCCGGCCGATGCGCCAGCCGATGCAATCATTCACCGTCATCGTCATCGTCCTCGGGATCGGGTTCACGCTCGGCGTAGGGGCCTTCGCCGTTCTGGTAGTTCCACTCCCGCCGCCACGCCGGGCAGCGCAGCGCGTCGCCCGAGGTCGGCAGGTAGCCGCTGTCTTCCCAAGACGCGGGTGGGGGTGGCGGCGGGGGCTGGGGGAGCGGCGTCATCCGCGCTGCACTCCGCCCAAGCCGAGCCGCGGCGGCAGCGCAATCCCCGCAAGCATCGTCATGCTCCGCCGTTCCAGCCGGAAAGCTGCTCCGGCGTCAGCCACGGCCGGATCGGAACCTCGCCGCCCGTCGCCACCTCATAGCCCGAAGGCTCCGCCGGCATTCGCGCCCGCACGCTTTCGAGGAACACGCGCTGCGCGCACGCCTCGGCTTCTTGGCCGCGCTCCGTGAAGCCGTGGATGGTCCGGTCCACTGCCCGCGCCCGAAGCGCTTCGGCCGCGCGCTCCAGCGCATCGCCGGCCGCGCGACGGCCAACCTCACTCTGATCCTGGGCGCGGCGAAGCCCCTCGATGG